TCTATCTATTCGAGATTATGAATAATAAGGATTAGGAAGATACAATTATAGATATTACACAACACTGTAAAATAGTTATAGATTATATAACAACAGACTTGTTATAATGAGACATATGTCTTGTTATAACTTATTCTACCATATTTTGAAAGACGTTGACCATTCTAAATTATAATGATTTGTAATTATTATAATTTGTTACACATCCGAAAAAATCATTGCGTCGTCATAACCTTGTATCCAATTACATATATCACATTGGTTATTCTTACTAATATCAGGAGGATTCTCATATAAATATTTTTTAATCCATTTAGGAAATTGTATATACACTAAACCTAACGAATTATAATATCGAATATGTTTGTATATAAGAGGTGGTGTAAATTTCTCATATAAATCAATCGGTAATAGTATACCATTTTTTATAAATTGTTGTGAAAAATTATAACGAGACACATATTGATAAAATCCACAAGTGTACCAGAAATTACTCATTTATTCTATTAATGAATATGCTTAAAATATATTATAATAGTATTAATTATGAGTTTAGTAAAAACAGTACTTTCATTCTCACTAGGATATTATTTAGGTATCAATTATTCCCCTGTTATAAATAATTTACTCAAACAAGTCACTCAACAAAACAAAAGCATCATAGTAATAGATGATACTACTATCAAATTTATGGATACCACTATTATAACCTTTAAAAAACATGATAATTGATCGAATACATGTACTCTCAACATCCCATTATTGAATAGTACTGTATAGACTCCTTTTTCATTTACTGTTTAGAAATCATGGTACCTGCACTGCTTGCATCCATAACAAATAAATTCTTCTACCTCTGTTTTTCGCACATTCCCATTCTTATAGTAATATGTCGTCTGCACCGTGCATTTATCATGCTCATGTTCGTCATACAACCATGGATACGGATCATCCATAAAATGCTCTTCTCGGTCTTCATATACTATTTTTTTCCACACTTCTCCTTTCTTGTTATAGAAATAATGATACGCTCCTTCGTTCCAATCATAGACTCGTTCTTCCAATGTCTGTCCAAATACATTGCGAGTGATTATTATATCCATTCCAGGTACATACATCTCTGATTTCGATCCTTTTTTATAAAACATATCACATTTCACCAATCTCTCTCTTCCATTCGAAAGTATTTCTCTCGTTAGTCGTATAGTCCCCTTTTCATAGACGATCGCTGTGTTATTAGTAGAATTCCGCATGTCTTGGAGTTTCGTGTACCTTTCACGAAATGCAATCCACGCATTCTCAATACGCCTTACTGCCCATTGTTTAAATACAGAATCGACCACATACGATGTCGATTCTTTGCCAGTAACGGCATACACAATATCGTAAATACGTGTTTGAACTTCTGTCATTGTAAGCTAGTGCGGATACATAACTAACCCTTGATTATAAAGGATAGGTTTTGCTGGATTCAGTTTTGATATCATGAGACCAGAATTCCTGATAATAAGAGGTTTCAACATCTAATATTTTATCTAATTCTTATTGTAAGACATTTGGAATATTTATAACTATTTCAAGTGATTCAGATTCAAAACGTATGTTTACTTATAACAATATAATAGATACGATATTGCATGATACATCAATGACTATAACTCGTTATGCTACTGTGTTTTATTTTTCTTTAAATGGGGTTTAAAGAAAAAATCAAGACTACATAATTTTATAAATATCATAAGCAATAACTAAAAGTATAATACTTGTATAGGCATGTTTTCTGTATTGCTTAGGAACAGCAGAAATTACAATATTGTAAAATATGTCTTTATGATTTGTTTTATCTGAAATACCACAGTTCTTGTTGTACGATAATGTCATGACACAACCATTATAAAAGTTCCATCCTAAAAAAATTGTTAGCGTAACCATTAAATGAAGAACATGGTTATTAAACAGAAATGCACCAAACCATAGATAGATAGAAATAAAATGGTGTGCTAAATTATTGGAATACGTATATACAGATTTATATTTACACTCGCTTGTCAGTTGATCCAACGTGAATGAAAAGAGAGAAAGAAAATATATAATCTAGTATTTTGATCCATTATTAACTATCAACAAAAAAACACAAATCTAAATCGTGTAGGTAGAGAGTCGTTATAGTTTACCAACCCCAAAATTGAAAAATGTATTGTTGAATATATATCATGTCATTCGAACCAAGAAAGAAAAATCATTCGTGTGGTGAACGCACATCAGTATCATCATAACAAAATATATACATGGAATGAAGCATTCAAAAGAGATACAGATGGTGGAGTGTATAAATATTCACGAAGAAACTCAAAAGGTCTTCATTTCATCTATATCAAATCATTATGAATTCTCATAATGATTTATTGATTAGAAATAACGGACACGTTATTGCAATAAAATGACATAATAGTTTCTCTTTTACGTGTAATGATTTCCATTATAATATATTTGTTGTATATGAATAGATTATATACTGTCGTTGATAAATATTTTAGGTGTGTAAGTAGATCTGCAATAAGGACAGATTTTATTTGGTAGTCTGTAAAAGACATCTACTGATACAACATGAGGTATATTCGAAGTGCATTGAAAATATTGTTGTGGTATCTCATAAGATACAATGCATTGTTCTTGTGTATGTTTGTATTCTGTGTCGAATGTTATAGTGTTTATATCAATATAATTAAATAGAAAACTATAATTGGAATCTTGTAATAAAATATCAATTAGTATATTATATATATCGGAATACCGGTGTATGGCTTTCACAAATTTTTTATTAAATTTATGATTCGATGTGTTCAGATGTCTAATACAGTTAATTAAGATATCTTTTGTTATCATGTTGGGATCAGTGTTATAAATAGAATCAAAGTATAAATAGAAACATTGAAATGCGTCGTGTAGTATAGTCAATTGTAAATTATATATTTTATCATGCATAGAAGATGTTTTTATTAAATATTCACAAAAAAAATAATTATCTAATTTATATATGTTAGTACGCAGTATATACATTGGATAAAAACTTTTATAGTAATTGTATAATAATTCTATAATATCAGTTGTAATATAAGAGTTTAAGGTATTGAATATATATGGAGACCAATCAACAGGGATAATCTTTTCCATATAGGACTCACTTTCTCCACAGGCTGCATATTCTATCCATTCTGTGTGACTACGATTGGTTAATTGTTTTTCAATAAATAGACAACTTAATTCCTTATCACACTCATACACATTATATGTTTCTAATAATCTGGCTGTTTTATATAATTTGTTTATTGGAAAACGAGAACACACTAATAATACTTTTTTTAATTCCATAGTGGATATGTCATATAGATCATTATATATATCTTGCATTTCATGAAATGTTTCATAAGAATCATCAATACATACGATAATAGTATTCAATAAAAAAAACCATTCATCTTTTGTTAAATAGTTGTTAAGTATTTGCTTGAAACTAATCCACTGTGTGCATAAACAATCCATAATATTTGTATAACCTATACAATTTGATAATTGTTTTTGTACTTGTTTTTTATTAAATCTTAAATTAGATTTCTTTTTTAGTAAAGTGTACATATCTTTCCATCCGCAACATGCACTTACATAAAATATTAAATACTGTTCTTTGGTAGAAATATATTTAATAATACTATTCACCCACTCGTTAATATCAATGGGGTCGTGTTTAATTAATATATCCATAAATACGTATATTCTATCGTAATCAAGTATATTATCATAATCAAATGTTTTTGGAATACGATTAATAAAAGAAACACACCGTGTTTTATTTTGTTGTATCCATATATCATACCAATTCAAACAGATATATTCTATACTGATGTGTTGTTCGATATATTTACGTATATTGTCATCACCTATATAATACAAAGTATAACTTTTTTTCCAATCATAACTTGACGTGTGAATTGAATTAATTAACATATTTACATATTTGTTTATAGATTTAAAATAGTTAAATCTATAATTTATATTATAGCGTATTTAGATTAAGTCACATCGTTTTAAACATATATTAAAATACTCAGTATTCAACTCGATACCAATACATTTACGACCATTATTTTTACAAGCTAATGCTGTTGTTCCACTTCCTAGAAATGGATCGACTACTAAAGAACCTTTTTTACTAAATAACTTTACTAAATGTTCTATTAACGCAACAGGTTTTACTGTAATATGAGTATTATATTCGCCTTTTTCTTTTTTAGATGGTTTTGATACAAGAAAGTTTTTATCATATATATCATGAAATTCTTCTGTTGTTATTATGTTAGCAGGAGCCTTATCAAAATTTTTACCTACTTTTTGAGAGAAATCTAATAGTCCTGTTTTATAGTTTAATTCGTTTTTTATAAATGTTAATTTACCAATTGGTTTCATTGCTACACAAATTGGTTCAAAACAAGATTTTATTTGTGGTGTTTTGAAATTTTTATATTCTTCTATTAATTTATTTTTTTCTTCATCATTCAAATTCATTTTTTTTATTACATGTGATACTGACATTCCTTTTGGCATACTTTGTGTGTAAGTCCAATTTATCATATCCCTTATTTCAAATCCTGCAATTTCACAACTCATCGCTATTGCATGATACAATCGTGGTGATGAAAATGATAAGAAATATGCACCTGGTTTCATTTTTTTAAATAATAATTTAGACAATTCTAAGTAATAATCAAACAATGACTTTACTTGTGTTTTATCAAATTTCATACCTTTTGGTAAATGTTTAATATGACTATTTTTAGTATCATTATTTACTTTATCTGAAGACCATTTATTATCAAGTTTATCTATAAAATACGGTGGGTCTGTTATTACACAATCAATGCTATTATCCTCCATTTTATTTAGTTCTAATATACAATCATTATTTAATATAATAATGTTATCAGTTGTCTCGTCGTTAATAGTAGTATCAGTATTATTAGTATTTTTATAAATTTTTTCTATAATATCCTGTTTTTTTAAACAACTAATACCTTTAATTCCATTTTCTTTACAATATTGTTTAAGTTCGCTAACTTTCATTTCTTCAAAATTAGGTTGTGTATTCATATTGCTGTGTGTGTGAATTATAATATGTTCATTTTTACAATTCAATTTTTATTCAAATTATTATCTTTTCTCATTCACCATCCCTCCCAGCAACCTCTTCTATTCCCATCTTTATTATTTTGACAAGGAGTTTTACGTTCTAACTTTTTCTTGACATGAGATTTTTGAGAACATTCTTTTAACCAACGCTCATAAGTATAATTTGACATATTATATATAATTTAACTAATTTAGTTAATTATTAGTTAAATTATCAGAAAAGTGTAAAGAAGAACGTGAAAAACTTTTTGATAAAATTATTAGTATATTAGAGTTAAACGATGAAAAATCTTTTTTATTATTAGATTTAGATAATGATACTGAAAAACAAACGGCAATATTAGATATGAAAGAAAATTACAAGAATTGAGTAAGTATTTCAAATAAAATTGAAATCAAATAATAAAAAGTAATTGTATTATATAACAAGTTAAATATGGAAGAACTAACTTCTAAAATGAGTGAAATGAAGATTAGTAAAAAATTAAAAAAGATAAAATACAATTGATATGTTCAGTATGTAAAAAAAGTAAAACAAAAAATTTATGCTTTTGTGATTATGATAATGTCGTTCCGGCTGAATATACATTATTTGATGTGAATGTGATTGATGAACTTCCATCAGATTATCCAGATGAATTTAAATCATTTTGTAAACAAAATAATATAAACCCACCTAAACTAACAACAGCAACTGGAATTGCGTGGTGTTTAATGACAAATTATCGATATAATTATTTTAATAGAGATGTTTGTGAAAAAATAAAATCAAAGTTTAATATTAAGTCAAGAGATATTATCCAACAATTTAATAAGGTTAATCAAAAAGGTATTAAATCAAATAGTGATTTGAATGATAAAGGGAAATTATATATAGTTTATCCATATAGTCTATCAAATAAACATAAAATGCGAAAAAACTTTAATTCTAATATTTCAAAAGAAGACAAAGAAAAAGAAGTAAAAAAAATTAAACAAACTATATATCAAGATTATATCGAGCCTGATAATTGGCAATTAGGACATAAAAATCCTGGATTAATTGATAATACTAATCATAATATGGTTTTACAACCACCAATTCAATCCAAATATCGTGACGATTATATATTTATTGATACATTAACAAAATTTCCTACTCCAACAAAATTAGAAAATATGTTAAAACGTGGAGATGTTAAATTTTCATCCACACAAATTCAAGAATATATTAAAATATTTAGTAATATGTTGTATTTATAATTAATCAATAATTTAATAAAAATATTAAATTATTGATTAATTATAATGAATAGATTTATTGAAGATCTGAAAAATTATTCAAAAAAAGATTTGTGTACATTAAAACAATATTATGATTTAAATACAGACAACGAAGACCTGATGTATGATATTGCATATTTACATTATTATCAATTTAAACATTCAAATTTAGATAGACCATCACCTCCATCACCATCAAATATACCAAGACCTAGTTTTGCAGATAGACCATCACCTCCATCGCCATCAAATATACCAAGACCTAGTTTTGCAGATAGACCATCACCTC